ACTGTGCAGCATTCTCAACGAAAGCAAACTCGTCAAGGAAAAGAAGATTCACTGATAGACCACGAATAGAAGAACCAGAAGTCGCTGCTGCAACAATCTTAGTATTATTTCCAAATGTGATATTCCCTTTATTAAGTGCCTTACACCCAGGTTGTAAAAAGAATGGGAGATTCTCAAGCGCTAGCGTGACACGCGATAGCATCTCTCTCGCTGTTGCACCCTTATTCGCAAGGATTGCAATTGTCTTTTCAGGATGAAAGACTGCATACCATAGAATGTAAATAACCGTGCTAATACTTTTACCAGACTGCCGACATGCTAACACAATAGAGAATCGATTCTCATTGAAGTGTTTAAACATCTCATCCTGATATTCGTACGGCTTAAATGAAACTAAACCCTCATCTAATGATATGACCTTTACGTACTTCTCGGCGAAGTATGCAGCATCTTTCATGCACTTTACGTATTCAGCAACTTCTTCTTGAGTAAAGTTTTGCTGAACGCCATCTCGTTTGACAAGTGGATTTCCTAAATAACCTGCTTCTCCATTAACTATCGTCATTGTTCTTTAAGAATTTTTGCAATTCAGTAGTAGAACCAACGAAGATAGCATTATTTGTTGTGCCTCCTAAAGCATTTTGTTTCTGCTCTTCAGATTGTGTCAATTCTTTTCTCTTCTTTTGTAGAGTAATAAGTCGATCCATCATATCAGTAGTAGTCTTAAACATACCAGCTAAAACTTCGAATGCTCGAGGATGTTCTGTCTCACTTGCAAGTGCCATCATATTATCAATAGCTTCTTCAGATCTCTCAATTAATGATTTGATCTTCTCTCGTGAGTAAGCATAATCTTCTTCAGTATCAACAACGATCTCTGATTGTGCTACTTCAGTTTTGATCTTCTGCAATTCCTGAGGTATGTGCGTTTGTAATGCACTTAGTATATCTTCTTTTGACTTAATCATGATATAACGTATTACTACTATGGATTATCGTCAAACCCAAAACTGGTATTTGTCGTGAAATCGTCTTCAGTGTCATCTTCTGAACCAAGTTCGGTGGCTACTCTATCGATCGGAGAAGAGACTGATTCAGGCGTAGAGTTATTATAAAGGTCAGCTTCAACAAATCGGATAACTGGTTTTTCATAAACTCGACCAGTGAATCGAACCTTAACTGTAAAGTCGAGAGTGTAGATGAGTGTTCGACGAGTGACAAAATCACCTTCGTATGAATCTTCGAAGCTTGTGCCATTTAAAATGATAGGAACATCAACAGAATTACCTGGACCTTCCATATCCTTTATCGCAACAGTATATTCAGGAACGAATGTTGGAATTATTTGCTCGAAGATTTGAAGTGCATCATCTTGGTTTTTAGCTATGATATTAAGCTGGATTCCAATGTCGTATGGCACAGACTGTTTCAAGATTTTCTTTGTGCGTTGAGGACCATCTGGATGTGTACCACTACCCTCAAATCTCTTTACATTTAACTTGTTCAATGCGGTGGTTGTGTTCTTATCAATAGAAGTAATTTCAAAGCTCATTCGAGGTAGCTTAATCGCAATGCCCTTATCTGAAGCAGCCTCATTATCAGATTCGATGCGTGCAAGAAACTTCTTTATTGGACCATATGCTAGAGGCACTCGCGTTTCACCCATCCCTCTTCTAACAATCTTGATGTTATTGAAAATGGTTCCGAAAACCGCAACAGTTTTCTTTAAAGTCTGGTTGTAAAAATGTACGCCGTCTAACATATTAAGTTATATTAATTTCTCCAAATGGATTCATCTCAGAGAAGTCTATGAAATTGTTGCCGATAGTTTCGAAGTCGATGTTTTGTGATTTAGGATCGTTATCGTCCATCGTATTAAAGCTATCGATACCTGTAATAGCATAAGAAGCAGAAGACTCCGCACCTATAATATTTCCTGGAGTAGTTCCAACCGTTGTTGAAAAGAGCGTGTTACTTCCGTCAGAAGCTTCTTGACTAGAGATATTAATTCTTCCATCACCAATAGTCGATACTTCTCCGGTGACTGTAACTCCAGTTGTTGTATTTGTCTGAGTAACATCTTCGCCAATTTGATATGTTCCGGAACCAGCACCTAATAAGATCTCTGTCTGAGATGCGTATTGTGTTTCGAAAGAATCAACTGACTCAATACCAGTGTCGAGAGCTTCATTACCGTACTCAAACAATTCACAGGTGAGTTTAAATGTAGGCAATCCCTTTAACTGATAGAACGGTGATTCATCTTCGACAAATCGAATTTCGAATAGACCATTTACGAGAGGAAAGTATATTAGATCGCCTTCCTGCGGGCGCGCCTCAGGCACTGGCTGGAATCTACCGACGAGTTGTTCCCATCTACGAGTAGATAGAACTAATGTCATTTGATCGCGTATTTCTACACCAAACTTAGAAAGCAAATCTCCGTCACCTTCAAATCCATCAGTACTTTCAAGATACATTTCAATTTGAAATGCCTCACCAAATTTGCTTAAAGCGTCCTCATTAAAGATTGCATTTGTATTAACGATCGTCCGAGGAATATAGTACACATCGTGCCCATAAATCTTAAGAGCTTCTATAGTAATATCTTCGTAGAGTCTTGTTTCGGACGTAGTGCCGTGACTAAAATATGTATTTCTTGGCATATCATTCTAACCGACGAAGAAGTCGATCGGCGCCTCATATGTAAGTTGCATCGTTTCTTCAATCTTCTCGATATCAGCAACCGCATCGTCATAGATCTGACGACCGTTAAGTGTAACTCCACCTGGTAAAACCATCCCTTCGAATTTGATAAGATTAGCTCCCCACTGTCTTTTAATTAAAGCGATAAGATATTTTTTGAGAAGCATATCGTTGTAAATAGCAGTGTATGTTTCAGGATCAAGAACGTCATAACCTTCAACGATAATGTAAATACCTTCTGTCAAATCATCTCCTTCGATGTATAGTCTATTCTGATGGCGAGAGAAGGATGATCTCTGTGACATGCCATTGACCTTTAAGTCAATCATTGCCATATACTGCTTAGTCATTTCGTAATCAATCAAACCACCTGGGTTTCTCAGATTGTACATGTCATTAAAGTGCATCTGATAATCGACTGAAAACATTCCACTCTGTGAAGTCGATGTACCAATAGGAAAGATATTGTTTACAAATATCATTTGTTCGTCAACTGTAACATATCCATTAGTTACATCTTCAGCAGTAACCAAATGCTTACGATAGTTGCGAACGATCGAATCAGAATGATACTCTTGATAAAACTGCATAGCTTCATCTACGCGATCTTCAAGCTGATCTTCGTCAACATTGATCTCAATAACTGGCGCGCCGAGTGCTCTTAAAGCATAATCAATGAGTGTTTCTCTGGAATTTGGTTTAGCCATAACTCTATTTATACGCTGGTTACGCGAGGCGTAATATCAACTTGACCTTCTGTAACGCGAGTTACTATACTTGGACTATCACTAGTGAATACTTCTATATCATAGACATATCTTCCTGTTGCATATACTCGCTGAGGCATTCCAAGTAGCGAAGTTTGCTCAGCCGTTAAAGAAGCTATTAGTCTATTATTTTCAATATCAATTGTAATATCAAAACTTACCGAAGAGGATGATGTATAAGATTTGCGAATCTGACCTCTTGCACTGTAGTTAGTTAAATCTGTTATGCCTGATGTTGTATCATTGAGCTTTATCTCAAAAGAAAAGTCTGAACCTTGATCGATGAATAAATTTTTATAAGTTGCCATATTCTATATTATATTTAAAATTGATTTGCACTAAAGGTAAATCCTTTATCGACCAGTGCCAAGATGGCATCAGCGATTGTAATATCAGCGTAAGGGGCGTATAGGTTGGTGCTAACGCTTATAACACCACCAGTATTATCTGCTAAAATCTCAGATCCAGCTTTAGAATTTGTGGCAAAATCTTTGAATACATGATAAAACGCCGTGAGTATTTTTAATTTTACTGCACCGTCATCATCATCTGGTCCACCTATATCAGTATGTGAAATATCAAATTTTGTTATGCTTTCAGGCACACTCCAATCTTCTGCAATATCAGTAGGTCCGCCGTCGCTTTGATATGATATATCGAATTCTTTTAATGCAATACAATCTACTAGTGTTGGGATAGGAGTAGGTGCCAATAAATTATTATTTGCCTGAAAGGTTTCTAACTTAGACAATTTTTCAAATCCAATTATATCAGTTAGATTTATACTGTTAGCAATGAATACGGTTAAATCAATAAACTTAGTTAAGTCTACCTTTCCGCCGAGTTTATTGTCTGAAGCTGATCCCAATCTTAATTCAGTTACATTCTCCGGATTTGTTAGTGAAATGCTTTTCATAATATTAGTCAGTATATATAATTCCTGTAGTCCACTCGTTTTCGTGATCAATCTCTTCTAAAGTCAATCCTTCTTGTTCGATAAACTCTAATACATCTGCTTCAGTGTCAGCAACAAAGAGATGATGAGCTGTCATAGCATTAATATAACCTTGCATAATTTCTTCGTGTATCTTAGTCACATTATTGTATATAACACCATACTCACCTTCTTGTATAATGATATTATTAATTGATTCGTGGTGTA